ATAATTGATAACAGGGGCTTGCTCTTGCGGCTTCGCAATCCTGCGAAGATTACAACAGCAATACCAACAAGCAAGGCAGTGGGGGACCACGGCGTTCTGGTTAAATGGGGTGTGGACGAGGCTCGTGTACTTAAGAACTTAAATGTAAAGGACGTACCCTCACCTATTATGGGTATGTACGATTGGCCCGGGCGGTATAAACCTTTCGAGCACCAAAAAACAACCGCTTCGTTTATGACTATGAACCGCCGGTCCTTCTGCTTTAACGAGCAGGGCACAGGTAAAACTGCTTCTGCTATCTGGGCGGCTGACTTTTTAATGACACAGAAGTTGGTGAAACGCGTACTGATTATCTGTCCTCTATCTATTATGGACTCCGCGTGGCGTACTGACTTGTTTAGTTTTGCCATGCACCGCACCGTAGATATAGCGCATGGGGTCAAGAAGAAACGCCAAGAGATAATTAACGGCGACGCCGAGTTTGTCATTATCAACTACGACGGTGTAGAGATAGTGAAGGAAGAAGTGGCGAATGGCGGGTTTGATCTTATCATTGTGGATGAGGCAACCCACTATAAGAATGCACAATCTAAGCGTTGGAAAGTACTGGCTAGTGTAATAAAACCAGAAACGTGGCTGTGGCTAATGACCGGTACGCCTGCCGCACAGTCACCAGTTGACGCATACGGGCTAGCCAAACTTGTTAATCCTAAAGGCGTGCCTAGATTCTTTGGGGCTTTCCGCGAGATGGTAATGCACAAGGTGACGCAGTTTAAGTGGGCACCTAAGCCGACCGCTACTGATACGGTGTTCAATGCGTTACAACCTGCAATACGTTTTACTAAAGAGCAATGCTTAGACCTGCCAGAGATGACTTACGTTAAGCGCGAAGTGGACCTAACGGCGCAACAGAAGAAGTACTACGAAATTCTACGTAAGCAAATGATGGCTACTGCGGACGGAGAACAAATTACTTCGGCTAATGCTGCGGTTAACATGAATAAGTTACTACAGATTTCGTGTGGCGCGGTCTATACGGATACTGGCGAGACTATAGAATTTGACGTTAAGAATCGCTACAAAGTTCTACGGGAAGTAATAGACGAATCTAGCCAGAAGATACTTATCTTTGTGCCGTTCAAGCATGTCATCAGTATTCTTAAAGAAAAGCTGACTAAAGACGGTATAACAAGTGCGGTTATAAACGGCGAAGTGTCAGCACAAAAACGTACTGCTATCTTCAAACAGTTCCAAGAAACCAACGACCCCCGAGTACTTATCATACAACCGCAAGCTGCTGCGCATGGCGTAACGCTTACTGCGGCAAACACAATCGTATGGTGGGGACCGACATCTTCCCTAGAAACTTACGCTCAAGCTAATGCGCGTGTACACAGATCAGGTCAAAAGCACCCGTGTACTGTCGTGCAACTGCAAGGATCGAAGGTAGAGAAACACATATACAAGATGCTAGACCAACGTATTAACGTGCACACAAAAATGATTGATTTATACCAAGATATACTTGAAATATAAGCTAAACTGCACTATATTAAATAAAACATAACTATAAATGGAGTATGATGCCATGACAGACGCTGTTGTGCCGGACCTTGACCGTCTCGTTTCTGTGTACGTAAAGATTCGAGATAAGAAGTTAGAGTTAGCGGCGGAATTTAAAGAGAAAGAAAAAGAGCTTGACGCCAAGTTAGACAAGCTAAAAGAAGTATTACTAGAACATTGTAAAGAAACTGGAATCGAATCTGTGAAGACCGCTTCCGGTACGTTCTGGCGCACCCAAAAGAAGCGTTTTTGGACAAGCGACTGGGAGGCAATGAGTAAGTTTATTGTAGAGAACGAAGCAGTAGACTTACTAGAGAAACGCATTAGCCAAGGTAACATGCGGCAGTTTCTTGAAGAAAACCCCGAACAACATCCGCCGGGGCTAAATGCGGATAACGAGTACACCATAACCGTACGGAGAAAAAAATGACCGAGTTAGAAAGCTACGTGCCTGTAGAGGAAGTGGCGGACTATCTTTCTGTAAAAGTGAGCACTATCCGACAGTGGGTAAACAAGGGGTTCATACCAAAAAGTACCTATATAAAAGTAGGGTACACGTACCGCTTTAACCTTCCTGCCGTGATAGAGGCGCTTAGACAAGAAGAACCTGCCCCCGATCCGACACAGATAACCGAACAACTAGAGTTAGACTTTGATGAGGATGATGATTTATGAGCGAATTAGCTTTGTTTGACAATATGCCTGCCGAATACAAAGAGCTGCTGGCCCAACTAGAGCCTGATAAAAACGCGTCAGGTGGTGGAAATAAAACTGGCACTAACCGTCTTAGTATTCGCGGTGGGGTGTTCCGTAAGGTAGTTAACGGACAGGAAGTAGGAGAGCTTGAAGCCCGAGCAATAAATATAGTTATTGTTAAAACTTCCCCTATTTCCCGTATGTACTACGCTAGCCAATACACCGCAGGTGCTAATAATCCTCCGGCTTGTTGGTCTGCCGATTCTGGTGGGGGTAAGCCTTCTGGGGATGTACCAAGCGATACGCTTCAATCTGCGGCATGTTTTGATTGCCCTCAGAACATAAAAGGTTCTGGTCAAGGCCAGTCTCGTGCGTGTAGGTATCAACAACGTGTAGCTGTAATGTTGACTGATAGCGATGGCAAATTGAAGTCTAACTCGGTGTACCAGTTGTCTCTACCTGCTACTAGTATATTTGGCGATGACAAAAAGAAGATGGGGCTACAAACTTACGCCCGTCTAATCGAAGCGCAGAGAGCACCACTTGCTTCGATAGTTACAGAGCTACGTTTTGATACTGATAGTTCTACTCCTAAGCTGTGTTTCAAACCGGTACGTGTACTTGCCGAAGACGAAATAGGTATGGCAGTAGCCGCCCAAAAGGATGAGGCTACGCTAAAACTAGTTACGCTATCTATAAAAGCAAAGCAAGAGACTAGCGTTCCACAACTAACTGATGATAAAGTTCCAAGCCCTGCTTCAGAAACCCCGGCGTTGTTTTCTGACGAGGAAGAGGAAGAGGAGCAGGTAGAAGAGCCAAAGGTTAAGGTGTCTAAGAAAAAGAAAGATGCCCCTAAACCAGATGTTGATTTGGCCTCACTGTTGGATGAGTTTGATGACTAAACCACGCGGGTGCCTCCGGGCACCCGTAACTCTCTATGACATGGATTAAATGATGACAGACACCAAACAGTTTTTAAGTACGGTGTTGAGTGATGAGGGGTATTACCACGTAGCAGGAATTGCGAAGAACAAACCTATAAAAGAAAAGTTTTACGATTCGCTAGATGCTGCTATTGAGACTGCAAACAACTTTAACGAAGAAGGGCGAGACTCTTATTTTGCGCTAGGTGTGTTCCTAGATGCTACTAAGGGCCGTACTGCGCAAAACGTGCGTGGGATAAAATCGCTGTTCCTCGATTTAGATTGTGGCGAAGGCAAACCCTACAGCACCCAACAAGATGCACTTATTGCGCTAAAGGCTTGGTATAAGAAGTACGAGCTACCTCGCCCTACAGTAGTTAACTCAGGGCGGGGGCTGCACGTATATTGGGCGCTTGACCGAGCTTACACACGCGAAGAATGGCTACCTACTGCTAAAGGGCTAAAGGCTACGTGTTTACAGGACGGGTTGCATATTGACGCCGTTGTAACTGCGGACGCGGCTAGGCTACTGCGTGTACCTAATACACGTAACTTCAAAGACGTACCACCAAAAAACACCAAGGTAATTGTTTTAGGTAAACCGGTAGTCTTAGAGGAGTTTGCGGCTAAGTTACCTACAAGCTTGATACCAGTACTTGCCCCTAGAGAGTACACAAGCGCAGATAATGCGGACATGGCTAACGCAAAAGGCGGGGAGAGTAAGTACACATACAAGTTTGCTAACATACTAATGAAGACCGCCCAAGGTAGTGGTTGTGCACATATAGATAAAGCTATACGTAAACCAGACGAGATTACTTATCCAGAGTGGACCCATGCACTTTCTATAGCAAAGCGGTGCGACACGGACGGTATAGTAGGGCAACCTGCAATACATTTAATATCAAAGGGTTACAGTAAATACAGTGTTGATGAAACAGATAAGATAGCGTCGTCTATTGATTACCCGCACCTATGCACTACTTTCGACAGTGATTGTCCCGGCCTGTGTGAGGGATGCCCAAACAACGGCAAAATAAAAAGCCCTATCACGCTATGCCGAGAGCTTAAGTTAGCTGAAAGTGACGAAGTAGAAGTACGCGGATACGACGAACCCGAAGAGTTTTATGACGAGCGTGCAGAAGAAGTTGCTATTGCACCTAGCGTTAGCGCACCTAGCAATGCCGACGGTGGTGACATACCGCCAAGCAAACCTAAGAAAGAATCTGTGCTAGAAAAGATTAAGATACCGGGCTATCCTCCCGGTTACGCACGGCCAGAAGGTGGTGGGGTAGCAAAAATATCGCACGATAAAGACGGCAACCGTGAAGAAAAAGTTCTGTGTCCTGACAATCTGTATGTGAAAAAGCGGATGGTGGATGTAGACGGGCCGTGCTATGAGATAGGACACACCAGTGATTTTGAAGGTGAGCGTACCTTTGTAGCGTCTCAGAAAGAATTGATGTCTACCGAAACCTTTCGGGGTGTGATGAACTCTAACGACGTACTAGTAATGCCTAGTACACAGAAGGACCTTATGGAATATATAGCTGCTTGGATTACTAAACTTAAGCCCGAAGGACCGCCCATTCAAGTTAAGTCTCAGTTTGGTTGGACAGAGGGGTTAAAGTCTTTTGTGATAGGGGACAAAGAGATATTTGCTAATCGGGTAGAGAACAGTCCGGCAGGGTCTCGCACTGCACAGTACATGCACATGTTCAAGAAGAAGGGCACGCTAGAGAAATGGAAAGAGTTAGCACAGTTCTACGGACAGGAAGGGTTTGAGCAGCATCAGTATATGTTCGGGCTTTCTTTTGGTTCGCCATTAATGGAGTTTATGTCGGGTATATCAGGTTGTATCTATAACTTGAACAGTCCTGAAACAGGTGTAGGTAAAACCACAGGTATGTGGGGCGGGGCTTCAGTATGGGGCAGCCACAAAAAGTTAGTGCTTATAGGCAAAGATACGCCTAACTCAGCTTGGAACCGTGCCGAAGTTATAAAAAACTTACCGCTGTACATTGATGAGGTATCTAACTACAAGCCCCAACCCGCTAGTGATTTTTGTTACGCCATTAGTGACGGGGTACAAAAGAACCGTATGAGTGGTAAGGGGGAAAACGCTGAGCGATACAGAGGAGAACCTTGGGCGTTAAACTGCGGTACTAGCGGCAATAGCAGTTTAACGGAAGTGGCGGGTGAATATAGGTCATCTCCAAAAGGTGAAACAGGGCGAGTAGTTAGCCACAGTGCTACAAAACTACTGCGTGGCGCATCTGACACACTGCGTGCAAATGACTTAAACGATCAATTAGATGAAAACTACGGACATGCCGGACCGTTGTTTATGCAGCACATACTAAAAAACAAAGCTGCCGCAAAGAAACTTACTTTAGATACACGCTCAGATATTGTTAAAGAGATAGACGGTGAACCACAAGAACGCTTTTGGATAGCACAAGGCGCTACTGTTTACGCAGGGTGTACGATAGCAAAACAAATTGGGCTTATAGATTGGGACTTAGACAACCTATGGGACTGGATAATTGCAAAAATAAAGGAGCAAAGAGCAGGTTTAACGCAAATGGATATGGACATACACGACATAATATCTCAGTTCTATATGGACAACGTACGGTCGATACTACGAATTACTAGTACAGCCGACGCTAGAGACCCAGAATTACAGAATATAATCCGCCCCGACATGCAGGACATGCCTAACTTTAAGTTTGTAGCGCGGCATGAAACCGACATAGGCAAACTCTTTATACGCGGACCGGCACTTAAATCGTGGATTAACGAACACAAGTACACAGAAAGTGCGGTTAAGGCTTTGATATTTTCGCAAATGGATGGGCGTTATGGCAAAAAGAGGATGGGTAAAGGTACTAAAATGGACATAGGCACGACGCATGTAATCGAGTGTACTTTTAACAATGATCTTATTGAAATGCCGGAACTTGCTGATGAGGTTAAAGCTAAATGACATATCCCCTGATGGGGTGCGCATAGTCATAGATTGGGATGCGTTTGTGGTTGGCACGTCTGTATTCATACCTTGCATAAACACAAAACAAGCTATGAACGATATAGTGGACGCTAGTGGTATAGCGAAGAAAGACTTAATAAAACGAGTTTGTGTTGATAACGGTAGGTATGGAATTAGGGTGTGGCGTAACCGGTAATAACTATATGTAGTTAGTTGTATGGACTTTGACTACTACTGTTAGTATTATTACCTAGCATCATTCTCCCTAGTCATAGAGAGTTAGCCCCCACTAGTTGGGGGCTTTTTTATTTGCGCTATTCGTCTTCATACAATCTATCCGTATATTGCCGTCTCGATTCTCTTAGTTCCCTAATAAACCTGCGGTCTGCCACGTTACCACCAAGTTGTTCTGCTATCGCTGAGCCTCTAGCGCGAGTGGTTATGGACTGCCTTAAGGTGTCCCCACTTATTGCCACGTTGCCGTGCTTCTGGTTAAACTCTCGTATGTCCTCTATCACCTGCTCTTTGCCTGCCTCGTCACCGTTGTTGTGCGCAAAAGCAAACCGATCTAGCAGCCCTTTACGCATACGGCCAACACCGGTAATTACGCGGCGGTCTCTAGCTAGCTTGTCCTGCTCAGCACGGAACTTAGAGGGGGCAAAGCCCATCGTCTGTAGGATCGCATCTCCTACGGTAACCTCTCCGACAATAGCATCCCCGCGCGTAGTCTCGTAGCCCTCTGTAGCGTACCGATAAGCTTTTTTACCGTTGGATATAGCAGTGGGTAACATACCTTCTACGGCCCGCGTGTCGTTCCTAGGGTCGTCATCGACGAAAAGACGGTAGCCGCTAGTACCCAGTCGTATGGCAATACCTATCGTAGGTCCACCGAAAGATTCTAGCCCGTATTGGATATTGTTTTCTGGGCGGTAGTTACCTTTGTCTCGAATCAGTAGGTTAGTTAGGGCAACACGATCAGTTACGTCAGCGCCAAAATATTTAGCAACCGCACCATAGTAATAACCTTCGCCTATCGTTTTAGCTACTATAGTGTTTACGTCGTCCTCGTCTTCACCCAAAAACATGTTAGCGATAGCCGCGACGAAGCCGTAGAAGGGCACGCCTTTAGCGCCAACTAGCGCCGCGCCGGTAGCATTCATGTATATAAACGCGTTACGCAAAGCACGGTCTTCTTCTATCTGCTCTGGCGTACGGGTTGCCCCTCTGGCCTGACGCTGTATGGCGTTTAGCATACTCATTTGGATATACAGTATCTGGGCAGGGAAACGCTTAAACTGGTAGATGATGCTACCCACCCCACTCTGCGCCCAACGAGGAGCGGTGGCGAGTAATGCTGAGCTGTTTGCGTACTCCATAAACTCAATAGCTATCTGCGCGGCTTTTTCTCCGTGGGCTTCGATCTGCTCGGGAGTTAGTTTGGCTATAGGCTTACCGTACTTCTTTTCCATCTCTAAGATGTAGGCGCTGCCCGCTGTAATCTGACGGATAGCCCGTTCCGAATGGTTGAAAATGAAGCTAGACACGTAGGCTATCTTGTTTATTACAGGCGCAGCAGGGTTTTCGTAGTCTGCGTTTTCAGACGATATAGTACGGGTGTCTAAGCCCAGTTCTTTAAGTTTCGCTACTAGTGGCCCAAGCAGCCCACCTTCTTTATTTGCGTAACTAAACCCACCTAGCTCAGATATATCGCCTACCTCACCTTCTTCTGTAATGCCCTCGCGCGTAACGTCGCCAAAGGATTGCAGGTACATAGTTGAAGCGCGAGACATAGCCGAGGTAGCGTTAACTAAACCGAACTTACCGGCCAGTAGTGGCCCCACGACCATAGGTAGGGTAGACATGTTTACCGCAGCAGAGGATACGTTAAAACCTAGCGTGTAGATAAACGATGAAGAGCGCAGTATACGCGCCCAGTTAGGCAGGTTCGGGTTTTTAACGAACTCTAAATAGCTAGATAGTTTGCCCGGCAAGGCGTTTGTTTCGGCAGAAGTACCTACGAGCGCCTTCATTGCATCTTGTACTAAACGGTCGTCTGCGTTAGCGCCCGCCGCAGCCTCTTCACGTATTTGCTTGGCGACAAGCGCAAAGTCTGCATCAAAGGACAGATTCGCAAGGCTGTTAATCAGTCTAGGGTACGTGTCCTCGAAAGCTTTAATAGCCTGTGTTTCGTAGCCTGCAAACCCTTCCCGGCCCATGTGCCCCTGTATTAGATTTTGTTCGGGTAACGACTTTATTAGCACGTCGTCAACAAAATCAATCGCCCCTTGAGGTAGGGTAACTTGCTTCTCTACGTCGTTTCCGTTTGCGTCTTTCTCAACGAGCGTAACCGGCTTTTTAAGTTCGGCAAGTAGGTCAACTAAGAATCCTGTAGGGACATCAAACCCTTGAGACGACATATCCGGACGGGGTTTTGGTTTAACAGACTCCGGCACTACATCCGTACGAGCTTTAAGGGCGTTTATAGCTACCTCGCGGAGACCTTTGCTCGGGTGCGAGCTAACCCCATACTTGACCTGCCCGTCTCTATCTTTGTACTCATACTCAACCCAAAATTCGCCCGAGCGATTAAGCGGGAAATAGGGGTCAATAACGCCAGAGGTAAGCAACTTTCTAAACACTCTGTCTTTAACTGTAGCTTTAACACCGGCTTCTATGTCTAGTTTGTCTAACTTATCGTCAATAGCGGCGAGAATATCCGCGTTAATTTGTTTATACATATCCCGCATTTCGCGGTAGGCGGTCTTTTGTGTGGGCGACAGTTTGTTGTACAGCCTTTGCGCTTCCTCGTACGCAGTAATGCGCTCTTGGGTAGTGTTTAGTTTCCTAACCCCGGCGAGGATGTTTGTCTTATCGAGAGCTTCTACTGCCTCATCGCGTTGCGCTTCCGTAGGGAACGTTACCCTTTCTATTACATTACCGTTGGTGTCCGTGTAGCTGTAACCAAAGTTTTTATAGCGGGCAGCCGGTTTAGTAGGGTCTACTTCCTCGATAGTGCTAAGCCCTACTAAGGTGTTGTAGGTTTCTATTGCTACACTATCGTCTTTAAACGCTTCTTTGAAATCCCTTAGCTTATTGCCAAAGTTCTTCATTAACTCGTTGCGCTTGCCGTCTTGCTTACGGATAAGATTTTGAAAGTCTGCTGCTGACGGCAACTTTTCTTTAATGAGACCGACTATGTTGTCCAAAGTCATAGCGTTAATCATGGTCACACGAGACTTAGCACTTAGCTCTTGTGCGTTACCCAGTATCCAATCTTTGGAATCTTTCAGCGTTTTAAGTTTAGCAAGCGCCGTACCGCCGCCCATCATTTCGTAGGCCGCGCGAAGTGCGTCACCATCGGACAGTTTTTGTTCTACTACTGTAGCGTCACGGGTTGATATGGACGCTGCAACGATTAAGTTTATAAAGTCTAACGCTGCGTCTGCTACGGTTTCAGTTTCAGTGGTGGGCATACCGAATAGGCGTTTAATAGCATTAGTAAACCGTTGCCACGCAGTTAACTTAGACCCAGTGGGCTTATGCGCAGCTAGTGTGGCTCTGAAATCGGGGTTAGTGTATACCTCGGCAACAAAGTCTTTTAGTGATTCTGAGCCATAGGTACCCGGTATTTCGCCTTTAACGTCGTTAAACAACTTAGTGAGCTGTATGGTAAACGGATGGCCCGGATTATCGAGAGTCTTTGCAGTAACCGCGTGCGCAACTTCGTGCAAGATAGTATGGCTGCTTAACGGAGCGTTGATGTCTATTTGGATTAAGTCCTGAGAAGCGGTGTAACTACCCGCAAACTGGTCACCGCGTGGAGTCTCAAGCGTTTCTACAAACTCAACCTTAGTTGTGCCTATAGCTTTTTCTAAATTGCTAGCAAGCTCGCGGACCATTTTGTTAGGGTTGTCTAGCGCCAACTGTTTCAGTGCGCCTTTTAAATCTCCATCAAGTAACTTATTGTTAGTCTCCGCCGAAACCAAAGGCATACTAGCAGCCACCGCATCAGAGCGCAGGTAGTCTATGACCCCCGCAATGTCATCTACGTTAGCTCCATAGACATCCATCTCTTGTAGTACTTTTTGTGTTAGCGCGTCATCTTGTTTCTCAGCCTGCTCTATATACTCAGCTTCAAGCCGGTCTCTCGCATCCTGCTCTTCGGTGAACTTTTCTACAAACTCTTCGCCTCTGTTTTCCGCACGCTCGTAGAACGCCTTGTACTCGTCCAGTTTGGTGTTTGCCTCGGGGCTTAGGTTGTTACGTACCCATGTAGTAGCTGCTTCCGCACGGCGCATTTCTTTCTTTGGCACTTCCTTGGGGGCTGTTTTTTTAAGGGCTACTGGCTCAGTACTTTCAAGAGCGATAGCACGTAGTGCTTGGTCTGCATCCGCAGTATTCTGCGTGTAATGGGATATAGCGGCTTTCGGGGCATACTTACCACGGGTTGTCGGTACGGGTTTAGCTTTTTGTGCAGACAGTTTCTCTGCGTCCGTAGTAGGTAGCGCAACGGTAGGTGCGGGGGGTTGCGCAGTAGGTGCGGCAGTAGGTGTAGTAGTTTCGGCTACAGGCGCAGTAGGCTCAACGGCAGCGGGTGCAGGTGCGGCAGTAGGTTTAGGCGTAGTTGTTTTTTGCGCAGGTGTAGCTGAAGTTTCTGCGTTTAAGTACGTTTCTATACTTCTTTTGGCAGCGTTACTTAGCTTGTTGTTTGCGGCTAATTTGGTTAGCGCCGCTAGTACTTCTGGACTACGTACGTCCTTACCCTTTAGCCCTTTTTGCCTACGGATAGGAGCTAACTTCGCAATGTTAAGGCCGTCGAAGAAATCTTTAGTAACGGGCACTATAGGTTTGGGTTTGGCTTCTTTTATGAATGCTTCTAGCGGCGCTACCCCTGCGGCACGTTCCCTACGCAGTTTAGTTACAGCAAAAATTTCTTGTAATTCTGTAGGGGAGGCGTTGGTATTTGTAAAGTCTTGGCCGTCTAGTATATTTTTAAACGCCCGCGCACCTTCTTCTAGCGTTTGGATTTCCGGATTTTGGAGGACGGTGGTTAACGTAGTAGTGCGTTGCTCAGGAGTAGGTTCCGCAGCTATTAACGCTTCTATTTCTTCCGTTTCAGCTTTGTCTTTTTCTTTAAGCGCAGCGTCTTCTTCCGCCTGCATTCTTTTAAGTTCGGCTTCTTCTGCTTTTGCTGTGGCTATTTTTTGCGTTAGTAGGGCAGCTTCTTCTCTTTCTATTGCGGCGTACGCGTCTTCGTCTAATAACGCTTCGATCTGCGCCGTTTCTTCTGCGTCTTCAATAAGGTCTGTTTCTGGAGTAGGCTCAGATGGAGTTTCACGACTACGTAGTATGTCTACTTCGTTAGCTACCGCTGCGGCAAACGCATCAGGACTGAGGGGCGCTTCACTATAACGGGCTTGTACAGCAGCTTCTGCCTCTACTTGGATGGGGTCTTCTTCAGTTACACCCGCAAGTTCCTCTACATCAAGCAAACGCTCTGGCTCTGGACCTTCACGTTCAGGGGCGTCCGGGAACATATCCCGAGTTTCGCCTTCAGGTGTAGCTGCCATTACCGCTTCTTCAGCGGCTTTTTCTTCCTCGGCTTTCCTAGCAGCTCGGCGTTGTTGACCGGGAAGTATGGCTTCGGCTAGACCTTGTAACAGACCACCTACACCTGCGCCTAAACCAAAGGACTCGCCAGTATCGGTAAACACACCACGCTCTGGGTCGTACACCCCACGTTGAATAAGGTTCTGTCCTACTTCACTAAGGGCTTCTTGGATACCCTCGTCGATAGCCGCCTTGCCTACACGTCCTAGGGGCGCTCTTTCTGCGGCTTGAGAAATCTTTCGGATTAGGCTGCCACTAAGTTCTTTCCCTACTTCGTCTGCTTTTGGGCCAAGTACTTTTCTAAAACGCTCAGCAATCCTACCCGGACCGAACATCTCGAATGCGCCCGGTATGGTACCTAGCCCAGCGGCCTTACTTATCTCTTCTTCAGTAGCTCCGGCAGCTACGGCGCGTTGGGCAGCTTCACCTGCACCGGCTCCTACACCTAAACCAGTACCAAGCGCGTACGCTCCACGACCCAAAAGAGCAGGAGCACTTAGTGCGCCAGCGGCAAGGAAAGGTACGGTAGAACCCACACCCCGAACGAGGTCTAGGTAGGTGTTATCTTCATAGGCAGCTTCAGGAGCAAGGAAGTCTTGTACCCCACCACCAATTTCGGCGATGCGAGCGCGGGCAGCTTGTTCAGCTTCTTCAGGTAGGATAAACGCAGCACCAGTCGCAGCCGATTCCAGTAGGCCCGCAGCACCGCCAAGCAGTGCCTTACCCGTCTCAAGCCCGTACCCCAGTAGTGAGGTTTCTTCAGGCTCGGCGGCAGTGGGGTAGGCGTCAGGGAACTTTGCCGAGATTATGCCTTTTATTTCTTCCCTAGGCATGTCATCTGGAAACCTAACTAACCTGCCATCTGGGGCTTTTACTACGGGCATACGTATCTCCGACTAGAGGTCAGTAAAGTCTATAACGTCCCCACCACCCGTAGGAGGAGCTTGGTTTGGCGTGGGTAACCCTATTTCCACTGCTATAGCGGTGCTTGCGGTTTCTAGTTCACGTATTGCGTCGCGTAAGGTTTGTTGCTCTCTGCTTATAGCTTCGTCTCCCATAACGGGATCACCAGCCACATCGCCTAACGACTGTCTAAGTTTAACTATGTCGTCTTGTATGACGCCAAGGTATCTAGCAAACATGTTTTTGCTTTCTTGGTCTATGCGTTTGCCTGCTAATACTAGGTCCATTTCTGCCTTTAATATTTGCATACTTTGGCTTGAAGACTCTAATGCAGCTCGGGCTTCACGGTTTGCTATGCTGTTTATATAGTTACCCGTAGTTTGTATCGTTTGGTTAAGGGTACTTCTTGCGTCTTTCTCCGCGTCCCGCCCTGCTTCATAAGCTTGTGCTCGTATGCCTCGCGCCGTTTGTTCTTGCTCTCTAGTAGCGGTTGGCCGTACTTTGGCAGCTTCACGTTCTTGTGTGTAACCTTGTCTTCGGAGCTGGCTTTGTGCTGCACCACTTCTTCGGGCTTGGTCTACAAGACTATTGCCAGATAAGTACGCTTGCATAATAACTTCGTTCTCACGTCTACGACGCTCGGCTGGGTCTAGTACTTTACCGTAGTAGGCTTCATCAGCTTTTACTAATTCTTCAGCGGCTTGTTTTTCGGCCTCTGACACCCCTAATGCCGCTTCTGCTAGCGCAGTTTCTTTATCTCTAGCCCCGTCTAACGCCCCGAGTTGTCCGCCCAACACCGTCTCTAGCTGCTCTGCTAATGCCAAAGGCGTACCGGTAGTGGAAGTAACAGCAGCTTGGTTAGTCTGCATTCTTTCAAGGATTCCTTGCTCCGGCTTAGTGGTTGTTTCGGTTTGAGGTTCGCCCATACCGCCTTCGGCAATACCAACTGGAGTATCGTCTATAAGTGAAGGTCCGGCGTTACTAGTACCTTGCATACGAAACTCTGGACGAGGTTGACCAAGTGAGCCTATACCGCCCAAATTTATAGGCTTATTAACTCCAACAGCACTCCTGCCAGCTCTTTGTTGGTCCCGACGTTCTAATATTTTGTTTATGTCCATGCCGCTAAGCTCCGGGTTTGCGGCTTTTAAATCACGTCTTTCCCTTTGTTGGTCGAGTCTATCTTGTTGACGTCGCTCCTGTTTAACAACGTATTCCGCTCTTCTTTCTTCTGAAGAAGGCCCGGTATACCCAGTAGGGGGAACTTTTTCGGCCAGCAACTCTTCTGTTAAAGCTAAAAGCTCTGGGTCAAGTTCTACATCACTACCATCAGGACCGGCATAGCCTTTAATCTGACCACCCATAGCCATACCACTAGTGCGTGGGGCTACAAACCCCTTAGTGCTGTCAATATACTGCATAACTGTAGCGTGTTGGTTACCCATGTCCCGTATCAAGTCTTGTATTAGCCGTTGAGATTGGGCCTTGTCTTCTGGGGTTGTAGCGGCTGCTAGGCCCGCCTGTAAAGCTGTGTATTGTGCAGCAAACTGCTTTATCTGCTCGTCACCCACCGCAGATGGGGGCACTGCCCCTAGAGTAGGAGTTGTTGTACCGCCTTGCGCATACCCAACAATCCCGCCATTAGCCATACGAGCCATATTAGGAGCGCCCATAGCAGGCATACCGCCCATAGGAGGACGAGCCGGTGCAGGACGAGCAGGCATACCGCCCATAGGAGGACGCTGGCGTTGCATTTGCTGTCCGCGCTGTTGCATACCGGGCATAAGCTGTTGCAAAAGACCTACTACGCCTTCACTAGCTTGTTGTTTGCGCTGGTCAATTATTTTTTCAGGCACGGGTTTAGGTTGTCCCATAGCCATATCCGCATCCGCAGACGCTAACAAATCTACCGCTTCTTGGGCCTTCATAGCAGCACGAGTACGGGGGTCAATGCCCGCGCGTTCAAGATCGTCGTCTACTAAACCCATCGCTGCACCCATGCGGGGGTTTGCCATATTGGGCATAGCAGGACGGGGCTGACTAATAGGTCGAGGACGTTGGGGCGCTGCGCCTTGCATTAGAGATTGTATTCCGTTCATGTTAGTACCCTTAAATTACGAACCCAAACTGTCTCATAGCAGCTTCCATAGCTTCTTTTGGGGCCATAGTGGTTAAATTTACTTGATATTGATTTTGCATGGCTTGGGCTTGGGCTTGCGTTAAATTTGGCCCTGTATACCCGCCAGCAGAGCCGGTGCCCGTATTCCCACCATCAGGGCCGGTGCCCGTATTCTCACCGCTAAGTATGTTGTTAAGTAATGTGTAAATATCTGTGCCGCCTTGTGCGCCTGCGAGTAAACTACTTAAACCAGAAGGCTCGCTATACTCGTACGATTGAACCCCTACAGGTAATCCCTCTAGCAAGGATTGTTGATATTGTATTTGTTTGTAGGGGTAATCGCGTTCTTCTTTAAACTGCGCATAGTCAGCCGCAATACCTTCAGACTCAATACCTCTTTGCTCTGCACCAGCTCTGCGTTGCGCAGCAAATACGTCAAACCCGTACTTGTTAAGCATTTCTTGGGCTTGTTTGCGGGCAGTCTCTTCTTTATTAAATTGCCCCATACCCTGAGTATAGGCTCTCTCTACCCCAGTCCCGTAAATATCAGCTACGTTTCTAAGTAAATTGCGGTCTAACTCAGACTCCATAATAGCTTGGCGTCCGCCACCGTACGCGCCTGCTTTACCAAGCCGACTGGCTTGCTGTACGCGCTTTATTTCTGCTTGACGCTGTGCTTCTGCTATCTGTGGCTCTACAGCCATTTGCATATAGGGGGACATATAATTTTGAGCTACACCCGCTTCAGTAAACGAAGTAGGGGCGTAAGCGCCCATCTGGGTAGTAGGCGCATACAAAGAGCCTAAACCCCCGTAGGCTTGGCTTTGGAGCGTAGACTCGCCAGCAGTTAAAGGGCCGCCGTACTGTGTGTAAGGAGTTTGTGCAAGCGCCTGTCCGCGACCAAGCATATCGGTAACGTAGGGACCGGCCCAAGAAGATAACGCTGATTCTTCAGCTCTATTGGTACTAGTAAATGCGTCCGCTAACGTATTACTTGCGGTGGCATTAGGGTCAAGCTCATCATCACCCATCGTTTTATTCCTTACGCTAAATATTTATTGGGGTCAATTTGACGCCCTTGGTTTGGGTTACCGGTACGATCTTTACGTACTCTTTCCATCATACTGTATAAGTTCTGTGCGCCAGAATCTGAATTGCCATTACCTAAATGGCTAACAACGTCAGCAGGAATTACAAACTCCCCATCACTTAACGCTGCGGGCTGCATACCGTCGATTGTAGCAGGCACTCTATCCGCCATACCATCTGTAGTACCGCCTAGGTAGTATCCTTGTCCCTGTGGAGCAACACTAGCTATACCACCTGCTGCATAACCTGTTTGTTGTGGACCCATGTTGTTTGCTACGTTTGCGTCGATACCGGGTCCGAGCGTAACATTGTCTATACTTGCACCGCCTTGACCTATACCAATAGCTCCGGGGGTAGACCCAGCAATAAGTCTGTTTAGCGTATTCTGTATATTTTGTGGGTTATACGCTGTTGTATTTGTAGCACGAGGAGCAGCAATTCCGCCTAAACGCTGCATTTCTTGACGAGCTTGCCCGTACGGCACCCCACCAGCGGAAGCTAACTGAGCCAAAGAAAGACCGTACCGATTACCATAGTCCATCATTTCACGGTTTTGGTAATCAGAAGAAGCGCCCTCGGCCCGTACTTGAGCTAATTTATCCTGTATTTGTTCAGTAGTCCGCCCATAAGTGGGGCGTCCCGTATTTGTAAGGGCCGCGTTTTGTGTTTGTAGTGTATCTAGTTCTGCGGTAGTAGCCGCTTTAGCTGCATCGTATTCAGCTTGGTTTTCCTCTCCTAAAGGAGCGTAGCGCGTTTGCGTAAAATACCTTTGGCCTCTGGAGCCGGGTCGTCTATTAGGATCGTAAGTGCCCGCTACAGGCTCGCGCATTACTTCGTATTCGGGTATGCCCTCCATATAACCCATAGGCCCTTGGTCACTATCCAAACCAATAAAATCAGCAATAGTATCGGACCCGCCCGCCCTAGAAGCTAAAAACGTGCCAAGTAAAGGAGCTATTTTTGCCCAATCAACGCCGCCGTCGTCGGTTTTAAAGAAATCCGCTACGGTTTCAACAGCCGCCCCTGCGGTGTTCGCTACCCAATCCCAAAAATCACCCATTTTCTAGCCCCTCAAATATCTTTCAAGTTCATCGAACTCGTCGTAAGTCTCTATCATACCACCGCTTTTTGCGGTTAGGTATGGGCTTTGTTGTCCACCCGAACGAGGATTAAAAATACTTTCTCCGCCAATGTCGTATGGGCTGCTTAAGTTCACTAACTCTGCGGGGCCTACACTAACTGTTCTACCACTGCTGCTAGGCATCCCCATGCTATCAAACCCGCCTCCATTACAAATTTCAGGGTTCAAAAGCGCATACGCTATGTTGTTGCAAAGATCAGGGTCTACTCCACATTCTTCTGGGTGCTCGGCAGCGTATGCTGGACAATTACAGTCAATACAGTCAATTGTATTATAGCAGTAACTCTCTACTGTCTGCCCGTAAGGCACTAACTGCCCCGGCAGGTCACTATCAAGGGGACATTCGGGCTGTGTACCGATATAACAGAAAGTAGCTTCAGTCTCGCCTTCAGGTATTAATACTCCCGGCTTGTCACTATCAAGGGGACATTCGGGCTGTGGAGTACTGATATAACAGAA